GATCAATTTAGACCAGCACCTGATTTCTTATCAGGTCAAGACATAGAAATTGAATATGTATCACCATTAGCTAAAGCTCAGAAATCCACAGAGTTACAATCTATTATGAGAGCTATTGAAATTATGGGAAGTTTAGCTAATGTAGCTCCTGTATTCGATCATGTGAATATGGATAATCTTGTAAGACACTTAGCAGATATTGTTGGAGTGCCACAAAAGATTTTAAAACCTAGATCACAGTTGAATGCGGAAAGACAACAGAAGCAACAACAACAGGAGCAAATGGCACAAATGCAACAACTTCAACAAGTAGCTGACGCAGGTGGTAAGATAGCACCACTAGCAAAAGCCTTACCTGAAGAAGCGAAGGCAGTTGCTAATGCCGAAGTAGAATAATGGGTGAAGCCAAAAGAAAACAAGAAGAAGTAGAAAAATTAATTGCTGCACTTAGAGTCAGCTATAAACAAACTTTTGAAACAGATGATGGTAAAAAAGTATTGTCTGATTTAGAAAAGAGATGCCACTTCTTACATACGACTAACATTAAAGGTGATAGTCATGAGAGTGCATATATGGAAGGACAACGTAGCGTACTTCTATTTATAAAACAAATGCTACAAAATGATAATGAAAAAGGAAGATAACAATGTCAGAACAAACGCAGATAACGGAGCAAACAGCTTCGCCTGTAGAAACGACACCAACGCCTACAGAAACTAAACAAGAAACAACAACACAACAACCTGTCTCTTCCACGACTGACCAGCCAAAAGTTGCAACGTCATGGAAAGAAACTATATCAGAAGAATTTAGAAATGATCCAAACATTGCTAAGTTTACTGAGATTGATGCGTTAGCTAAATCATACATTAACGCAACTCGAATGATTGGAACAGATAAAGTTGCTGTGCCAAATCAAAACTCAACTGAAGATCAATGGAATGAAGTTTATGATAAACTTGGTAGACCTGAGTCTGCTGATAAATATAAACTTGAGGCTAAATCGGAAGTTGTACCAATCGAAGAAACTGCTGTAAAACAGTTTGCAGAGAATGCTCATGCTCTAGGTTTAAATAATAAACAAGCACAAGGCATACTAGAGTTCTATAAAAATTCTATGGAACAAACTGCAAAGCAAACTCAAATTGATGCTGAGACTGCACAAGCAGAAGCTCAACAACAATTAAGACAAGAGTGGGGTAAATCTTATGATGCTAATATTCAAAAAGCTGCATCACTTGCAAAAGCAAATATGAAAGCAGAAGTTTTGGATATGCAAATGAAAGATGGCTCAAGACTTGGAGATAATCCTGAAGTGATTAAAGGTTTTGCTAAGATTGCTGATATGCTTTCTGAAGATAAAATTATATCCACAGAGAGTGAAAACGTAAATCAAGGCAGAGATTTAGAATCAGAAATATCTCAAATCGTCAATGACAGAAATAATCCATATTGGAATAAAGGTCATCCTGATCATGCTAAAATGGTTCAACAAGTATTAACATTAAGAGAAATGGCAAATGCCAAGTAGTGATCATTTAAACGAACAAGAACTTAGATTAGAAATACTCCGTATCGTTAAAGAAACTGGTACGGAGTTTCAAAAAAAAGAACCCTTGCCAATTTGTGATAAATATTATAAATGGGTAACAGGTAGGACAATTCGCAAGAACCCTACTGGCAAGAAGGAATAGACTCTAGTCTAAAAGACTTAAAATCCAAGAGATGCCTGTCAATTCTGACGGAGAACCTCTCTGATTGTTTTAACTATTAATACTAACAATAAGGGAGACATAATATGTCATCACAAGTAACAACAGCATTTGTACAGCAGTATTCTGCTAACATACAAATGTTATCTCAACAAATGGGATCGTTATTAAGAGACAAAGTTCGTCTTGAAAGTGTTGTTGGTAAGAACGCATTTTTCGATCAAGTGGGTTCTGTGACTGCCGTTAAAAGAACTAGCAGACATGGAGACACTCCACAAATCGATACTCCTCATGCAAGAAGAAGAGTATCTTTAGTGGATTACGAATTTGCTGACCTTATCGATGACCAAGACAAGGTGAGAATGTTAATCGATCCAACATCGTCTTATGCTCAAGCTGCTGCATTCGCAATGGGTAGAGCTATGGATGATGAAATCATTGAAGCTGCAACAGGAACATCATTCACTGGTGAAACTGGAAGCACATCAACTGCTTTACCTTCAGGTCAAATCATAACTGAAGCTAGCACTGATGGTTTAACGATTGCTAAGTTAAGAGAAGCGAAAAAAATTCTTGACTTAAACAGCGTTGATCCAAGCATTCCAAGACACATCATTGTATCGCCTAAGCAGATAGATGATTTATTAGGAACAACATCTGTAACGAGTTCTGACTTCAACACAGTCAAAGCTCTAGTACAAGGTGAAGTTAATGCCTTTATGGGATTCAATTTCATCGTGTCAAACAGACTATCAATCGCTTCTTCAAAAAGAGCTTGTATCGCTTTCGCACAAGACGGAATCGCACTTGGCGTAGGCAAAGATGTAATGGCTAGAATAGACGAGAGAGCTGACAAAGGTTACGCTACTCAAGTTTACTACTGTGCGTCTTTCGGTGCTACAAGAATGGAAGAAGAGAAGGTAGTAAAAATCGAAGCACACGAAGCGTAATAGAGGAGGAAAAATATTATGGCAAACTCAATACAAAAAGCATTGATTGCATCAACTCCTTCACAAAAGGTGAAAACTAACGAACTCTCAGGTAGAGTGAGAATAGCTTTTGCTGAATACGAAGCGAGTGCGGAGCAATCAACTATCAATATGTTTAGCATACCGAATGGTGCGAGACTTTTATCAGGAACAGTAGCTTATGATGCATTAGGATCATCGACTACAATTTCTGTAGGTTACGCAGCACACACTAAAGCAGATGGTACAAGTGAAGCAGCAGACGTAGATGAATACAAAGCTGCAGCAGCTTCTACATCAGCTCAAAGTGTAGCGGTGTTAGACACAATTGCATTAGGCAAAAACTCAGTAACAGATGCTGACAAAGATGGTGTCCCAGTTACAGTTACATTAGCAGGTGCTAATGGTACTGGTACTATTCAGTTGCAAATGTTATACGTAATTGACTAATAAGTAATTTAGGTGGGGGAGCAATCCCCCATCTTTTAATTATGACAACAAGTGATTTTGATCCTAGACTTTTAGGATTATACGAAAAACCAAGAGACCTATTGCATTTTCAGTGGCAAGACGATACTAAGGTATATAGATATGCTTTAGTTGAAGTTATTTCAGAAAAAGATATAAACTCAAGAACTAAGCAAAAAAAAGATGAGTTAGGCTTAACTCAAAAAGAAATTTGGAGCAAGTATGGCATCAGTAGTAGACATCTGTAATGGAGCATTAAATCAATTAGGAGCATCAACAATATTAAGTTTAACTGAAGATTCTAAGAATGCTAGACTTTGTAATGCTAGATATACTCAAGTTAGAGATGCAGTATTTAGATCACACCCTTGGAACTGTTTACAGAAAAGAGTTCAATTAGCGGCAGATAGTGATGCACCTGCCTGGGGTTTTACTAAACAATATACTTTACCAGCAGACTGTTTAAGAGTTTTAACTATATTAGATTACGATGCAGATTATAAAATAGAAGGTAGAAAAATTTTAACAGATAATTCTACAATGAAAATTTTATATGTTTCAAGAATTGAAGATCCTAACGAATATGATGAATTATTAAGAGAAACTTTATCAGCAGCTTTAGCTGCCGACATTGCTTACGCTGTCACATCATCTAACCCAACAGCATCAAATATGTACAATCTATTTCAAGATAAATTGAAAGATGCTAGGTTTGTAGATTCAACAGAGGGTCAAAACTTAAACCCTGAAAAAGGAATGGCGGATGTTATTGGAGCTGATACGTTTATCAATTCGAGGTTCTAATACATGGCAAGAGTTGCAGTACAATTAACAAACTTCACTGGCGGTGAACTATCACCAAGACTAGATGGTCGTAATGATCTAAACAAATATTCATCAGGCTGTAAGACTTTAGAGAACATGATTGTTTACCCTCATGGTTCAGCAGCTAGAAGATCAGGTACACAGTTTGTAGCTGAAGTAAAAAATAGTGCTGCGAAAACAAGATTAATACCTTTTGAATTTTCTACAACACAAACTTATATGCTGGAGTTTGGTAATCAGTATATTCGTTTTTATAAAGACAATGGTCAGATATTAGAATCAGATGTAACGATTTCAGGAGCAACACAAGCTAATCCAGTTGTGATTACAGCAACAGGTCATAGCTATGACAATGGTGATGAAATATCTATTACAGGTGTTGTAGGTATGACAGAGCTTAATAATAAAAGATATTTAGTAGCAAACAAAACCACCAATACATTTGAGATTACAAATGTTGATGGCACGAATATTAATGGTACAGGTTTTACAGCATACACTTCAGGTGGTGTAGCTAATCGAGTTTATGAAATATCAACTCCATATTTAACAGCAGAACTATTTGATATTAAGTTCGCACAATCTGCTGATGTTATGTACATCACACATCCTAATCATGAAGTAGAAAAGTTATCAAGAACAGGTCATACCTCTTGGACTTTGGCTGATGTTGATTTTACTGATGGTCCATACTTAGATGATAATATTACAACAACAACATTAAACCCTTCAGCACATACAGTAGGAACAGGAATTACAGTTGTAGCTTCAGCAACTACAGGAATAAATGGTGGTAGTGGATTTCAATCTACTGATGTTGGAAGATTAGTTAGATTTGGAGACGGCTATGGAAAAATAACAGCAGTTGCAGATACCTTAAATTTTACTATGGAGATATTAGAAGATATGGGTTCTTCCACAGCTTCAACAAATTGGTCTTTAGGTTCTTTCTCAGATACCACAGGTCATCCAACTTGCGTAACCTTCTTTGAACAAAGATTAGTTTTTGCTGGAACAAAAGATCAACCTCAAACATTATTCTTTTCTAAGTCAGGTGATTATGAAAACATGAATGAAAACAGAGGTGGTACAGTAGCGGATGATGATGCTATTATTTACACAATCGCATCGAACCAAGTAAACGCCATTAGATTTATGACGGCAACAAGAACTTTAATTGTTGGCACAGCAGGTGGTGAATTTACAGTTTCAGGTGGAGGGACAGACGTTGCGGTCACTCCTACAAATATATTAATTAAAAAACAATCTAACCATGGTGCAGCAAACTTAGATGCTATTGCAGCAGGTAATGCAACTTTATTTTTACAACGTGCTAAAAGAAAGATTAGAGAACTAGCCTATAACTTTGACGTTGATGGTTATCTTGCACCTGACATGACTATTCTTTCTGAACATATCACTGAGGGTGGTATTACACAGATGGCATATCAACAAGAACCTAATCAGATTGTTTGGATGACAAGAGATGATGGTGAGTTAATTGGTTTAACTTATCAAAGAGAACAACAAGTTACCGCTTGGCACAGACAAATCTTTGGTGGTAGTTTTGGTTCGGGTAATGCAGTGTGCGAGAGTGTGGCTGCTCTTCCTACAGATGATGCTGAATATCAAGTATGGGTTATTGTTAAAAGAACAATCAATAGTGTTACAAGAAGATATGTAGAATATCTAAATGGTTTTGATTTTACAGAAACAGATAATACAACATTTAATTTTTTAGATTCACAACTTAACTACAATGGTAGTGCCACAACAACCATTACAGGATTAGATCATTTAGAAGGTCAGACTGTATCAATCTTAGCTGATGGCTCTACACATCCTGACAAGACTGTAAGTTCAGGATCAATAACTTTAGACAGATCATCAACTAAAGTCAAAGTAGGTTTACCTTTCACATCATTACTACAAACTATGAGATTAGATGCTGGAGCTGCTAATGGTACGTCACAAGCTAAAACAAAAAGAATCTATGACATATCATTAAGATTATATGAAAGTGTTGGTGTAGAAGTAGGACCTGATCTACAAAACATGGAACGAATACCATTTAGATCATCCGCAGATTCTATGGACACTGCCATACCTGTATTTACAGGAGATAAGGAGATAGAGTTTAGAGGAAACTATGATCT